ACGTTGTCGCAGTCGCTCCACCCGCCCTCGGCGCCGTACTCAGTGTTTTGCTTGTCAATCCCGGGGGCAAGCGTTAATTTAAAGAAGCTCATCTGGGTATTTTCCCGTCTTAATCATCATGGCCAAGCGCTGGCTTCTCTCGCCAACCTGCGTCGCCCACCTAGAATCAAGAAAATGAAGAGAGGCGGTGTCGTAGTCACCCTCTGCCATGCTTGCAAGGGCCTTTTCAAAGCCTTTTAGTCTGGGCATGCCGATATTAAAGCAGATGTCAATCAGAGCATCACGACGTACTTCGTCGAGATCAGAAAACCACGTAAAGGCACCACCAAGTTCTTTTACAACACGTGTAACATCATTGCTTAAAAGATAGTCTACTTCGTCTTCGGACAGGCCAATCCCGCCATTTGGGTCTATATTTCGGCCAACCCCGATAGTCCAATACCCGGCAGGGCATCTATAGGCCAAGTGGCGACCATTTGTTTTAACTTCACCTTCGTGAAGCCTAAGCATTTTAACTATCTTTTCCATCTGATTGGCTCTGGCTGGCTCCAAAATAGAACGATATAACGGCACTTACTAGCCCGCCGAGATACCCCAGCACTAGGTTAATAAGCTCCATAGAGTTTTGTTCCGGCGGCATTATTGTGATCATGCCAATGTAGGCACAGAAAAACAGCACCATCAAAAGGCCAATAGCCCTAGCTGTCCAATCACCTGCAAAATACTTACGGGCGTCCTGCTTGTCCTTGGTCTCGAGCTCGAACATGTCCACGCCAAGTTCTTTCATCTTAGCAGCATACTCAAGCTCAGCCTGTTTGATCTTGTACAGGTCTTCAGGCGTGGCTGTCTGCATCCGCTTCTCGATTGCGTCTGGTGTTGGGTCACACCCGAGTACACCAGCAATTACATTGCCCGCAGCAGAGCCTAGCGGTCCCCCAAGAGTCGCACCAAGGGTAGGGGCAATCCCGCCAATTATGTTTTTTAGTACACCGAATTTCATCGCGTTACCCAATCGCTAAGTAAATACAACAGGAGTGCCGTCTCAATCACCATACAAGCCGCTATAACCTGAACACTAAGGGCACTATCTAAAATAGATGTTTTTTCTTTTCGCATTAACCCAATGCCAATCCAATAAGGATAAGGACAAGGGCTATAGTGGCTATACCCGCCTGCGACTCAGTAAGCCCCATAACAAAGGACTTTACGTTTTTACCTATGATTTTTGGAATATCCACTTTACTCTCCAAACTTAACCCATATGCCCGCTGCTAAAGCAGTCAATATGGCAGTTGTTAAAATTCTAGTCATCGTCTGGCCCACAGTGCGTTTAGTGTCGCGCCATGCTTCCAGAAGACTTCGTAGTTCGCGCACGTCCTCCCCTGCATTATCGTCATGTAGGCCAATTTCACGCAGTGCTTTTCTAGCCCCCTGCTCAGCAGCTTCCTGCACAAGTATTTTGATCTCTGCGTCGCTTAGGGACATTGCCTTGCTCCTTACTACACTCGACTACTTACAAAACTAAAAAACCAGCTAATGGAGAAAACGCAGGCAGTAGCCAAAGAAACAATTATGGCGCCATCAATAACCATTCGTTTTCTGGCGGCTCTAGCTCTGGCCTCGTCCAGCCTGCGCTTTCGTATCTGTGTGCGCTTACGCATCATGTCGGTATAGAAATCCTGCCCCACCGTCCAACAGATCAGCTCGCGCAAGTCAGATTCCATTTGTTTTATCTTGTGCTCAGCCATCTGTAGTTCCAGTGCTTCGGCCTCTACACTCTTACCCCGGAACAGCTTGGAACCGTTCTGGTTTTCGATCTTCCTTGCATCGAGCTGATCTTTTTTATCGTAAAATGACGAAAAATACTCAACCATGTCACTCGCTTCGCGGCCCATTTCCATGGCCTTCTTGACCATGTTGTAAGACTTAGCGGCGGAACTAATAAGCGCTGTGACAGTGATTGGGTCCATTCACTACTTACTCCGGTGCTGGTTCAGATGCCCACGGCAAGCCCGGGTCTGTAATAGGATTAGCCTGTTCGTCAATTTCTTTCTGAATCTGCTCATTCACATGCTCTTCATAGGAGCCAACAACCACGGCTTGAATCCAGCCCAGAACAATCTCTTCAGTCAAATCCGCAAAAGGAATAAACGTCGAAGACTCTGGGTTGTATTGGAAGGGGGTTGCCCCAGCAAACATGCCGGTGTTGCCGTTTTCGTCAGTTCCGGTTTTCTCCCATAAAGTCTGGACTACAGTTTCGTCGTAGGTAGTACCTTCAATAGTCTCATTGCGGACCTTCATGTCGGTGACTTTCCAAGTGTATGTGACGGCCATCTTTATTCTTCCTCAGTCGATGCAAGCGACTCTTTCAGCATCTTAAAAAATGATTCCTTACCAACCTGTAGTTGTTGGAGTTGGAAGTTCATGTTGCCAATCTTCCTGTCCAAATCAAGACAGTGGTTAGTCAGAATAATCTGCTCTTCTGTGAAATCAGCTGTGTCGTGTTCAACGCCGTCTATCGTAATCATCTGAGATTTGTTGTCTTTACTCATTAGATTTCTCCTAGTTAAAAGTTACCACGGAACTCCCGAGGCTGTTACAGGGTTGATCTGCAAATCAATGTTAGCTTGCAGATTTGCTTCAGTAGCGTCTTTGTCTACTCCTTCGGTCCAGCACCAACCCAAAACTTCGGCTTCGGTTAAGTCGGCATAGGGAATATAACCTTCTGCTGAGGGGTCGGGGCTAAAACCACAAGTGCCGTAAGAAGAAGCATTGTAAGTTACAGCATCGTCTCCTTCGCCAGTTGTTTCTTCAGCGTTACAACGCCAGTGTGCGACAATAACAGCGCCGTCCATGTCAGAGGGCTGTAGGTCGTATTCAAGAGTTGAGATAGTCCAATTAAAAGTTGTCATGTGTTACTCCGGCTTAGTCGGCCACACCACGTTGTGTGGGAAGCCATCTTGTGCGGGAACATCCCGCAAAGCCTGTCGGTAGGTTGCTATCTCTGCTGGCATTGTCACATCGGATAACCCGTACCAATCTGTTTCTGCTAGTAAACGATCTCTTGTTGCCCTAACTTCCGTAGACATTATGGAGTCGTACTGCTGTTCTTCTTCGGCGGTCTTATTAACAACAGTCCAGCAAAGTTCCCATGAGTCCCCGTTCAGTGTCGGCTCGTTGTCCTGTATTGCTTTTTGGCTATCCTCGGAATATACGGGACTATCCAACACAACCACGGGGTAGACCCCGTAAGAAGCCAATAACTCATTGCTCATGCTTTTTGGAAAAGATACATTTGGATTATCTAACCGAAGCATGTCTGTTGTATAAGGGTATTGTTCTATTTGTCCGTCATCATCAATTTTAACGTACATGTCATTGCTCCGATTTTATAAAGTAGTAACACTCGTTGTTGCAGTTGTTAATGTTGATGAGGCATCAGTGCCTGTAGAAAAAGTCTGTGAAGCGGTATTACTTCCAAAAGTTGTCCCGCTAATTGATGACACTGAAGTTATGTCAGTAATAGATACTGTGGAACTGGTAGAGTAAGTAACCGTCCAGTTTCCATAGGTTCCACCAAGAGAACTGTAATCTGATGGCAGCTTCATAAACTCTCTTACAAACCCCAGAATATCTCTATCATACCTAGCATAAGAGATATATATGTCATCATTATCATCTATGGAAATTTCGCCTTCAAAAAGATTCAGAGCGCCAGAATAAGAGTGTGAAACTAATAGTTCGGATTGGAATGTTCCTGACGTATTAAACGTCGTTATCAAAATCCCAAAATCATTTGTCCCGGTCTTTAATTTGTTTACAGAATGTACATTGTCATTGCTATCTACAACTATAAAACCATCTTGCATTGCACTATCTAGACTTGTGTAGTCAAGTTCTTTAGACCACGTTAAAGAAGATAGAGATGAATTAAGTTTAGTTACACAAACCCTATCTATGTATATTGCGTCTCCGCTTTGATACCAAGAAAAGTAATAATTACCAGAACTATCTACAGGCAATATTCCCCTAGAAGCGCTTAGTATTTTGTAAGTCCTATCGTTATAGAACAGCTTATTTAAACTTAAAGCTCCAGTAGATTTGTTTATTTGAAATACGCCCGGAAGAGAACCAGTGCCTGACCCATAGAGTTGAGCATAGGTGACATAAGAACCATCTACCCTTGCCCCAGATATCTTAACTGCTGACCCGGGAACCTCAAGTACCCATGTAGGACTTCCACTAAAGCTAGATAAAGGTTCTGAGAAAGAAGCAGACATATCGCCTGCGCCGCCGGGGTATACACAATAAAAATTAGTCCCGTCTTGTAAAGATACTCCACTGTACTGTGTGCTCACCGGAAGCGTGTTTATGTTATATACTGCCTGTGTGGACCCCGAACTGTTTATCTTATATATGGCTGAGCCAGTAGCCCCGGTGTTAACATTTGAAGCGGGAAGATAGATGTTATCACTGCTATCAACGGTCAACCCACGCGTCCAATTTGTTTGCGAGCTTGTTGGATTAAAAAATAGTCCCCAATTTATTTCACCGTCCCCATCAATGCTTAATAGCGCATAATCCCCACTGGTATTCCATTGACTATTGAATAGAATAAAATCGCCATTGGACAGATGACCTTGAGACATACCTTGGGTGCTACCCGTACCGCCAGAATCTCCAAGAGTTGCTATGTAGTAACTACCGCCACCACCTGCATTACCCGCTGCCATAATTAGTTTTCTAGCTAGCATTATGCGTAACTCCCTGCGTAGGCACCGTAAAGGGTAGAACCGATTTTCCACAGCACGATGGTGTCATTTGCTGTCAGTGTGGGAGCGGTATTACCTGCTGAAGTAACCCACGTCATGGTGGGCCATGTCACGGTGTAAGTAGTGCCGCCACTTAACATCAAGGTCATGGATTGTCCCGAGTCAAAACCTGTGGCTGAAAATGTCTTATTTTGATTAAGCGTCTTTGTTTGAATAGAGCCGTTAGCTGGGTCCAAGTTATCTTCGGTAGACCCCAGTGCATAATATTCTTCTTTAACGCCGTCATTTAAAGTTACTGCGGACAAAACAGGACTGGTAGCAAAAACCAACGCTCCAGAACCAGTTTCGTCAGTTACAGCTGCTTTTAAATTAGAGCTAGACGGAGTTGCCAAGAAGGTAGCAACGCCAGAACCAAGACCACTGACGCCTGTGGAAATAGGCAGACCAGTAGCATTAGTCAAAGTCGCTGCGCTTGGAGTGCCGAGGTTTGGCGTAGTAAGAGTTGGGCTGGTAGCAAATACAGCCGAACCTGTTCCTGTTTCATCCGTAAGAGCAGCGCGTAAATTGGCCGAAGAAGGTGTGCCTAAGAAAGTAGCAATACCCGTAGCTAGGCCACTAACGCCCGTAGAAATAGGCAGACCAGTAGCATTGGTAAGAGTCGCTGCGCTCGGAGTGCCGAGGTTGGGTGTGGTAAGAGTTGGGCTAGAAGATAAAACAACCGAGCCTGTTCCTGTAGAAGTAGTGACCCCTGTACCGCCGTTATTAACAGGCAGCGTTCCTGTTACCTGAGCAGCTAAGTCCACTGAAGACACATCAATGGTAGTTCCAGTAATGGCCATTGTTGTACCAACAGTCAGGAATGCCATTGCACCAGCCGAATTGTCCCAGAACATTATTCGGTCGGCAGTCGGTGCGGTTAGTGAGGCTCCTGTGCCTCCGTTTGCTAAGGACAGATCAGTGCCAGACCAGTCAGCGTTATTAATGGCCAGTGTTCCACCAAGTGTAATATCTCCAGAAGATGTCACTGTACCTGTAAGGGTCAGCCCGTTTACTGAGCCCGCACCGCTGACAGAGGTAACTGTGCCTCCTGACGATGTCGCAGTTATAGTTGTTCCTGAGATTGTCAGACCACTGCCAGCCGTCAGCCAAGTAACCGCACCCGCTGAATCATCCCAGAACAGTATGCGGTCAGCATTTGGATCGGCAAGAGAGGCCCCAGTACCGCCATTGGCAAGGGCAAGATCGGCACCAGACCAATCAGAGTTGTTTATTGTTAGCGTTCCGCCTAGAGTCAAACTGCCTGCCGTGGTCACCGTGCCTGTCAAGGTCAGGCCATTTACTGTGCCCGTTCCCGCTACGCTAGTTACGGACCCGCCAGACTGAGTGTTTTCAAGGGAGGTGCCTGATATTTGAAGTCCAGAGCCTACTGTGAGCCACGCGGCAGTTCCTGCGGAATCGTCCCAGAAGAATATACGGTCTGCATTGGGGTCTGAAAGAGACGCCCCAGTACCACCATTAGCAAGAGAAAGATCAGCTCCAGACCAATCGGCGTTACTGATCGCCAATGTACCGCCAAGGGTTAGGTTTCCAGAACTTGTTACTGTGCCGCTAAGAGTAAGACCGTTTACTGTGCCAGTTCCCCCAACAGAGGTTACTGTTCCTCCAGCATCCGTAGTAGACAAAGTAGTCCCTGTGAGAGACAGTCCGCTACCAATATCTAGCCACGTAACCGCCCCAGCCGAGTCATCCCAGAACAAAATACGGTCGTCGTTAGGGTCAGAAAGTGACGCTGCTGTACCACCATTGGCAAGTGGAAGCTGGCCGGTTACGCCTGTAGAAAGAGGTAGTCCTGTGGCGTTAGTAAGAGTAGCTGCCGAAGGTGTACCTAAGTTTGGTGTGGTCAAAGTCGGGCTGCTTGCAAACACCAAAGCACCGGACCCTGTTTCTCCTGTAACCGCAGCAGCCAAATTGGCAGAGGACGGAGTGCCTAAGAAGGTAGCCACACCCGTGCCTAAGCCACTTACGCCAGTAGAAATAGGAAGTCCTGTGGCGTTTGTCAGCGTGCCACTGGCCGGAGTGCCAAGTACAGGGGCTGTCATTGTCGGAGAGGTCAGCACAGGGGTGTTTAGCGCCAAGTCCACAAGGGCGTCTGTAACAGCAGCGCTAGCCCCTGCACCATCGGTATACACCGCCTTCACTTGGCCGTTGGGTATAGTTACGGTTCCACCGCTTCCTTGGGCAATAGTGATGCTTTGGCTACCCGTGGTTGCATTCTCGATTATCCACACTTTACTAACAGTATTCGGCCCCAGTGTGGCCGTGCGTGTTGCAGTCAGGGTGCCTGTGAATTTCAGGTAAAGCGAACGCGTACCGTCCGCTGAGAAGTCCGGCATAGTAAAGGTTTCGTCAGCGTCGGTAGCAAAAGCCTTGGTGCCATAGCTAAAACCATCCGCAATCAGGGACAGGTTAGTATTGGTGCTGGTACCCCAAGTGCCACTCTCATCGCCTGTGGCAATTTCTTTTAGCCGGAGGTCATTGTTGTAAGTAGCCATAGCGTATTCTCACTTTAAAGAGAGGCGTCACCTGTTGCCGGGGGCACAGAGGTCGCATAAATTCGGGTGTGTTGCTTGAGGTTCAGCGCCTCGCCGCAGTCGGAACAAGTATCTGCATCCAGTTCCATTTCATCCAGATCATAGCCGCAGTGGGCGCACACGATTTCAATCTCGTGCTTGGGGTCTATTGCGTCACCAATCTGCACTGCTTCGTTAGTTTTTGTAACCATATCAATACCTTACGCTGCTATATCCTGCCAATTTGCGGTCTGTGAGTCATCAACCTCGGTCCAATCAGTCGACTCTGAGTCGTCCACTTCTACCCATCCGGCGGTCTGGGTATCGTCCACAACGGTCCAAGTTGTGGCCTGTGCGTCGTCTACGGGGTCCCAATTCGGGTTTTGGTCTGGAATTATCGGGCCCCAAACCAAGACTTGACTTATCTCTCCGGTTGATTTTACACCAATCGGGTAAACATTACAGGTCGCCGTTACTGTGACAGAACCTACGGCACCCGTGGCCTGTAGCCCAGATACTGGGACGTTAGCGTCCGCTTCTACTACTGCTGTACCAAGCTGTCCAGTGCCTGCTACCCCTATCGGGTAGACGTTGGCGTGGCCGATGATCGAGACGCTTCCAGTCTGGCCCGTGGCTGATACGCCTGTCGGGCTGACGTTGGCATCTGCGGCCACTGTGGCCGTTCCCAGAGCTGTAGTGCCAGCTACGCCTGTCACCTGTACATTGGCATCAGACGTAGTAGTTACCGTGCCTAGCTGCCCTGTGGCCGCTACCCCAGAGGGTTCTACCGTGGCCCCTGCTTCTACTATGGCCGTACCTAGCGCAGTGGTTCCTACTACACCAGTGACCTCGACAATCGCATGGCCGGTTACTTCTGCGGTGCCTAGCTGCCCTGTGGCTTGTACTCCTGCCGGACTTACGTCAGCATTGGCCTGTACCGTGACACTTCCGACTGCGCCAGTAGCAGCAAGTCCTGTAGCGTCTACGTCCGCGTCCGCTTTGGTAGTTACCGTGCCGAGTTCGGTGGTTCCAGCAACCCCTGTCGGGTAGACGTTGGATATACCTGTTACATCTACACTGCCGGTTTCCCCGGTGCCCTCAACACCCGTAACCTCGATGGCGAAGATAATCTTGACATCTACGGTGCCTATCTGACCGGTAGCAGAGACACCCGTTACGGAGACATTAGCGTCTGCTGTTGTGGTAGCAGTGCCAAGTGCTGTAGTGCCCGCTACGCCTGTAGGATAGACGTTAGCATCTGCTGTAATAGATACAGTACCGGTTGCACCAGTAGCCTGAACGCCTGTTGGGTATACGTTGGTACCGGCAGTTACTGAAGCCGTGCCGAGCGCCGTGGTTCCGACTACACCGGAAACACTTACGGAGACGCTGACCCCATCATCAGCTAGAGGTAGCGTTGCTAATGGTGCAAAGCCTAGCATACCCCCTCCTTACGCTCCGTAGCCTACATACGCCCCATAAAGAGTTGCACTTTCCTTCCAAAACACAAATACGTCACTGGTACCATTTAATGTTGGCGCTACGTTTCCACCAGAAGTTATCCACGTTATAGTCGGCCAAGTAACTGTGTATGTTGCACCTCCGGTTAACCTCAGCGTCATTGATTCGCCAGCATCAACGTTATCAGTAAATGTTGTATTGGCAGTAATAGACTTAAATTGAATTGCGCCGTTGTTGGGGTCTAAAGTTGTACCAGTGTTAAGATAAAATGCTTCATCAACATTCGTGCAAATAACCTTGCCTGCAAAGTTTGCTGATGTCGTGGTGCTATGTGGGTTTACGTAATAGGAAGTATTGTTGGAATCATAGAATATCGGCGCACGGGAGGAACCGGGCGAGTAGGTATAAGTAGTGTATATGTAGAACTCTGCGTTGTTGTTGCAGTACAATATATTTGCACTTGTGCCAGTTCTTATTCTGACTGCCCAAGAACCATCGTTGTCTAATATCCCTGTTTCACCAGCACCACTGCCGTAGAAAGTTCCGTGTCTTGTCCCGTCCCCATCGTATAAGATGATACCACCCGCACCAGAACCACCCCATTGATACCGCAAGTATTGATTGTTGCCTTCTTCTAAAAACTTCACGTTGTCATTAAAGACTAACTCGTTGACGCCGGTAATGTTGTTGTTACCTAGTGCTAGATTACCTGACAGCGTACCGCCAGTAAGAGGCAGTTTGGTCGCGTCAGCTACCGTGATGTTGGCAGTTCCGTCAAACGACACACCGTTTATTGTACGAGCAGTGGTTAGCTTGTCAGCGTTGGGATGGTAGCCGTCGTGAAAGACTTTGTTCAACGAAGACAGCGTTGTCCCACCGGCATACATCTCGCCAAGAACATTAAAGGTTAAAGTTCCTGTTGTAGGAAACTGAGTATTAGTTGTTGATGGGCCTACTACAAGACCATATCCCGCTACTGGAAGGTCCACATCATATATGTTTAGCTCTACAGCAATCCCTTGGTTTGATGTTGTATCAAATTCAATAAATGGATTGTTTCCATTAGTACCTGTTGAATCGTAAAGCCTTACTTTAGCATCAGCTTTGCTAATTACTAAGTCTCCACTCATGGTACCACCAGCTAAAGGCAGTTTAGTGGAGTCTGCTACGGTGATATTGGCAGAGCCGTCAAAGCTAACGCCGTTGATTGTACGAGCTGTTTGCAGGGTAGTGGCAGTTGTAGCATTTCCAGATAGAGCCGCAGTTATAGTACCCGCAGAGAAATTACCACTAGCGTCACGAGCTACAACCTTGCTTGCTGTGTTAGCACTTGTAGCGTCAACAGCTAGAGTTCCAGTAGTTGTTATTGTGCCGCCCGTTAAGTAAGTACCGCCAGTAACGCTCGTTACTGTTCCTGTTTGAGCGCCAGCGGCAATACCGTCGAGCTTAGTTCCGTCAGCAGCTACATCACGACCATCTACTGTACCAGAGACTGTAATACTTCCTGTGACACTTAACCCAGATGTGGTAACCGTTACGGTATTGCTTCCATTAGCGTGTAACTGAAGAGTGCTGTTTTCGTTGTATAGAAGTATCCATTCATTGTTGGCATCATCGTAAAGCCCAAAATCGTCTTGGTCACCCATGATTGACCAAAACGATGTGCTCGTTGGCTTTATCTGGATACCTTTCCAAGTACCAAGAGCCGTTGATATTTCCAAGAGGCCACTGCGATCAGAGCTGTCTTGTAGGAGATGACCGTCAATAGTTGCAGAAGTGCTAAATGTACCAGTAGTAGCAGAGACTGTGCCGCCGGATTGGTTTGTCGCTGTAGTTGCAGTTGTTGCGTTACCAGATAGAGCACCGGAGAATGTAGTGGCATTGACTGTTCCATTTACATCAAGCTGTCCTGATGTGGGTGCAGTAGTATCTGACTGTCCGTAACCCAAGCGCATACCGCCAGCAACAGCAAGTAAGCCTTCAGTAGTTAAAGACATTGCACCTTGAGCGTTTGTGTGAGCACTATCGCCCCACCAGTAACCACGAGCCGCTGTATCGCTCATTTGGAAGGTCATAGCGTAATCGTTAAGACCACCATAGGTATAAGTTGTTCCCATACCTATACCGTAGGTATTATTACTCCAAACAGATATTTTGCCTCTGGTTTGACTCGTTCCTGTGAGGATCGTATTAACGTCAATCGCATTTAGATTACTAGTGCTTGCTGGGTCTACGTAGTAAGCCGTGTTGTCTGTGTCATAGAAGATTGATGCACGAGCGCTGCCTGATAGGTAGAGGTCTTTGAAGCGCGCCGATGCGTCACCTAAGTCAACGTTTCCATCATTATTGGCTGCGCCGTTTGCTGTGCGTGGTCTAAAGTCAGAAGCAAGCATCAAAGAGTAGTTAGACGCACCACCATCAATGTAAGTAGAACCACCAGCAACACCAATACTACCGACTGTTGTGCCGTCTTTTCGGAACAAAGCAATGTCGCCGTCTGTTCCTAAGCGGTTTAGGTAAGTTACTACCTGTGCTGCGGCGGCAGAAATAACACCCTTAATCCCCGCAGTTCCGATATTAATGCCGCTATTAGAAGCACCAGAATTGCTAGAAACATTATTATCAGTAGTACCAACAAGCAAGTTGCCGCTGCTGTCGATGCGCATTTTTTCATCGCCAGTGTCCAAAGTTGCGGAACTAATTTCCCCATCCGACATAGTGTAAAAAACTAGGTCGCCTTTACCGTAAGCACCTGTATCAACATGAGCTATAGCAGAACGGATACGCTTGCCACTATCGGTAGAAAAAAGAATAGGTGCTAATGTTCCAGTCGTAACATCAATGTTATTAACAAACAAACCAGAGCCAGCGGCGAGATTGGTAGTCGTGTTATTTGAGAAGCTAATATGCAAATCAACACTAGGTGAACTCTGGTTAATGCCTACCCGACTATTTGCAGCATCCACAAACAGCGCGTGAGTGTTGGTGTCAGACTCGACGCGGAAGTCACTATCACCACCATCCTCATTGAATATGGCAGCGCCTTTGTGGATTAGAGTGCCGCTGCTGTCGATGCGCATACGTTCTGTGCCAGCAAGAGTGCTAAACGTCAACGTATCTGCGCGTAAACCGCCTGATAGGTAGAGGTCTTTGAAGCGCATTCCAGTGTAGCCAAGATCAATAGCGTTATCACGATATGCGCCTGTTGAAGTTACTGGTCTAACAATGTCGTTACCAAAACCTATAAAAGCATCTGTTCCTTCAGTGCCGCCTATGTATAAAACATTAGTATTAACACCAATACTACCGACTGTTGTGCCGTCTTTGCGGAATGTAACAATATCACCGTCTGTAGATAAACGGTTTATTCGCACTACTTCGCCAGAGCGAGTATGGTCTGTTAATCCGTCAGACCAAAGTGTTGTTCCCGCAGTACCTATTGCAGTAGAAGTCTTACCAACAAGCAAGTTGCCACTGCTGTCGATGCGCATTGCTTCTGATCCACTGGGGAACGTGTTGCTTGGTGTAGAAAAGACAGTGCCGTTAGAGTTACCTTGAATAGAAAATATATTACTTACATCATCGTACCTAATAGAAGCTGCTTGACTAGTGCCAGCCTGAGCGTCCCAAAACTCAATAGCACCTACACCAGAAGTGCTTGTGTTTTCGATTCTTAGCGTAGGGCTAGAGGCATAAAGATGCAAAATATCTTGCGGACTCGTAGTACCAATACCGACGCCAGAATCAGCAATAACCATCTTGGTATCACCAGAATCCTGCGGAGCATCGGTTGAGCCTATGTTGTTTTTGAAGTGTATTTCACCAGTGCTAGACGTAGAGCCGATATAGACATTGTTGCTATCAAAACCGACCTTGCCACGGTTTCCCGCTGAGGGGCCAATGTCTATGTGTGGACTTGCAGCACCAAGATGAAGATCAGCCTGAACTGTACTCGTACCAATACCGACCTTGCCACTGCTGTCTATGCGCATTTTTTCCGTACCGCCAATTGTAAACTTGACGGGATTTGCTGAGGTTTGCGAACCAAACTCAACGCTTGACGCATCTACAAAAAGATTTGCGTATCCTGTGCCACCAATACCAAATGATAAGTTAGCACTTGAAGCGCCATTTATTGTTGTAGTAGTTCGTGAGGCCGCTGTATAGATGGGACTGTCTGTACCAATACCGACATTGCCGTCAGGGTCAATACGCATGGCCTCATTAAAATTTGTTGTTCCATCTGATGTATAAAATCTTAAATCATACTCAGTTCCGTAAATATCTTGTATGTACGAAGCCATGCCAGCGCGATTTCCAGCACCGGGGCCAGAGCCATCGCCAGAATAAATAACGTAACCGCCTTGAATTGCATCTACTGTATTAACATTTTCGGATTGGACTGCTATCAATCCATCATTTGATTTAACATGAAGTTTTTCTACGGCAGAAGTAACGCCAATACCGACATTGCCAGTGCTGTCAATAACTAAATCAGCCCCGCTACCGCCTGTTATGCCAGAGCCTATAAAGAAGGTGTTTTCTGAAAGCTCGTCACTATCTCCAACGCCCATGCTAAATTTATTAACGCCTGCCGATTGGAAAACTAATGATTTGCGTCTGTTTGCATCGCCATTTATATATACATAGCCGTTCTTTTCTGCGGCAGCCTCAAAAATAGCAATGCTTTCACCAGAAGACGGGCTGTTTACTGCGTGGATAACTGCGCTAGGACTACTAGTACCCACACCTAATCGCTCAGCAGAAGCATCCCAGAAGAACTTAGGCGTTGTGCCAGTGTCTTCGTAGAAGGAGATGTCGCCTGTGCCGTGGTCAATAGTCAGTCGCTTGGTCGATACGTTCTTTGCATCGTTTAATGTGTCGATGCGGAAGTCACCGCCAGAACTAATAAGGCGAGTGTTGTCATCCGTAACGTCAGTTTCCATCAGGTCTACGCTTGCGTAGATGCCATTAACAGACACACCTGTAGTCCCATCAACAGTCAGCCCATCCATTGTGGCTGTGCCAGTAACGTCTATGCCTGTGGAGGTTGTGGCGAGTTTTGTTGAGTTGTCGTAATAAAGAGCAATGTTTCCATTTTGGTTGCCAACAAGAAGCATCTCGTTATTAGCACCGCGAAGGTCAACGCGACTACCGCGAACAAAAACAGCCCCAGAAACACCATCCACCCAATTATTAGACCCGTCATGGTAAATCTGTAGGTCTGACCCAGCACCAAAGATAGCCTTGTCATTATCACCAAAGGTCATGTTTCCAGAGGAAACAAAGCTAGTACCAGTAATAGCTCCCGCACTAAAGTTACCAGAGGCATCCCTAGCAACTAGTGTAGAAGCTGTGTTGGCTGTATCACTTTGGAGGTCTGACGCAGCAGCAGTTAGGAATACAAACGCACTACCCGACAGGTTAAGCAGGGAACCTGTCGAGCTACTTTCAAGGGAGCGAGCGAGTAAAGTACCTGTGGCAGTGTAAGTGCCAGTACCTATTTCCCACGCAGTGCCGTCTTCGATTGTATATCGAACGGTATCGCCATTAGATACCCCAGCGGCTGCAAACGTCTGATAACCAGATGCGGCGGAGCCAAGCGTAATAGTGCCTGTGCCCGTCGTAGCGGTGGTCATCTTGGCGCGGTTTACCATCTTTACCATGCGCTATATCTCCCGTGAAAAACACAATTAAGCTATGCGAATAATAGCAGTGCTTGCACCCGGAGCAGGGAAGATGATGGTAAAGTCACCAGCAGTTGAAGTTTTGTCACCACCAAAGGCCAGTACAGCAATAGCACGGTTAGCTTTAGAACTGTTATAGATCAAAGCGCCGTTGGCTGTGATGGTAGCAGTGGACCACGTAGTGTCCGCACAATCGAAGTAGGCCGTAGTGCCATCAGTAGCAATTACTGGGCTTGTTAGCGTATTACCGCCAGCAGAATATCCTGTGCCAGACACTTCATTAGTAGTGCTGTAAGCAGTAGTGGTTGCACCAAGGGTTGCTGAACTGGTAAACAGCGCAATCTTAATGGTGTCTGTGTCTAAATCGTGTACACCGCCAAGAAGTTCTTCTTTAAAGCTGGTGCACATTGCTTGAGTGATAGCCATAACTAGCTCCTGTGTCTTAAGGCCCCGGTGATTCCGAACGTATAGGCAGTCTTATCATGCCATCACGGTATTCATCTCGTCTTCTACGACCCTGCTGCTCTAATCCAAGGCCCTGTACGGCCTGCTGATAGCTCTGTGTGAAATACTGAAGCATATCAGGCGGCCCTTTGGTGTAGCTGTAGGCTTGAATAAGGCACGCATACAGGAGAGCCTCTGGGGCATTAGTGCTAATCCATGTAGTCGTGTTGCTAGAGGATAATTGTGCCGGACGATAAATATACCCTAACTGAGCAGTGTATGTGTCGTCAGGCGTAGGGGCCACATAAAACGTATCTTGGTCCCAAACAGAATAGTACTTAGGTGTTCCTGTTACGGAACTGTCAGGCCAATACTCCTTCATAAAGGAGGTGTCCCTAAACTCTAAAAATATTTGATCGCCAGCTGAATTTGTTATCATCAGGTAACGGTGTGTTAGCAAATCGTTTGGCGCGGTCAAGAATCGGTTTGATGTAGCCATCGAACCCGTAACTTCTTTTTTAAACACATCAAGGTCAATGTCACGAAGTATTCTGTTTTCAGCCATCGTGATAAAGGTGTTGATCACGCTATCCGAGAAGACATTACTGTCAACCTCAGTGTAGTTTCGTATGTTTGTGACTAACTCATCGTATGTCATGATATAACAACCGTTACATTGCCTATTGTGCCTACACCCTCAACCGAAATTGCTGGAAGAGCAGGTTGCATAGAGCCTGCTATTGTAACAAACGGGGTATCCCCTCCCACATTGTCCACAATAACCGTCATTGGCTCAGTTCTATCTGGACGAGGATTCTGTAATGCAATCGCATCGCCTCTGTATTTAAGTGGGTCCAGTTGAGGTTCTTTTGGCTCATAGTCCTCTGGACAAACCATAAACCCTTTCCAGTTCTTCTTCAGCGTCTGGTAGGGATATCGCTGCCCGCAATAGTCGCAAAGGGCGTATGAGTATTTACCCGTTGCATGCGTCATTTTATGCCCCTACATCCGGCAGGAAGTAGGTGCTTGCAGTATCTCTATCTTCCATTGCTGCCCGTTGAAAGTCCTGCTCATACATCTGCTGAAGCGCGCCAGTTCGCTCTGGGGCATACTTCAGGGAAAGCATATATGCCAATCCAGAAGCTAAGCAGGGCAGGAAGCGGAAATTAACATCGGTAGTGTTAGTGTAGTCGCCGGCATCTTCCATACGGCGTATACGGTAATAAACCAATGTATATGCCTTATCTGCAGCGGGATATAAATACGCCTTCGGTGTATTGGTTCTTTCAATATAGATTTGAGAAGGTCTAGCCTGAGTGAGTTTATCGGGAACATTCAGGTATTCTTCTCGGCCTATTCGCTCAATGTTAATATCTTGTTGTTGGCCATTTATTGTCTGCCGTATTACAGCAGTCAATACATTAACCGTGTCCGTAGGCAGCGATATTTCTGCATCCCCTTGGCTAAGGGAGTAGGTGGCTTGTTCAATAGTCCACAGGTTTAGGCCTCGATTGGCCCAGTCCAAAAACAATAGATTTAATGACCGGCGGGCAGAGCTCAGCTGGTAGCCTGCAGTCATCTGCATGCCACAACGCTCAAATGCCTCCTCTATAAGGTCATCTATTGATAGATTGAAATCTGTGGTTCCTGAAGTAGCCATTACTTACAAGTCATCCCGCCTTTGCGATACTTATTTGCCATACCGCCCTTATTCATCATCACAGGACCAGTAGTCTTGCTTGTCGATTTGACAACTTTGTTGCGAGGCCCTGAACCAACGCATCCGCCGCCTTTAGTGGCGGCACCCATTCCACGACCTGCCATAAATCACCTCTTCTTTTTGGCCGTTTTGGCCGATTGTTTAAACGCTTTAGCTGTTGGGGCACCCTTGGCGCCGGCCTTCCTCATCTTTTCTTTAGAACCGGCCTTTATCCTTGCTCTCTTAGCATGGATATTGGCATAAAGCCCTTTTCTAGCCATTACCTACATCTCCAACGCTTGCGTGCTTGTCGTAAACGACTGTTGGGGTCTTTAGCAGCCTTTGGAAACTGTTTCATCTGTCCTTCAGATCGCGCACAAAAGGACTTACGTCTTTTCGCCCTA